ATAATAACATCAAATTCATAAGAGTCTGGATTAGGAGATACTCTTGTTTTTAATAATTTAACTCTAGGTTCATAATTTTTGATAGTATTTTCAATTTCACTCTTTATGGATGCTGCAGTGAGGTCATCCATGTTCTCAAAGAGTAATTGATTTACTCTTGAACCTAAGTTATTATTAAAAAATCGTTCTCCAGGTGCAGTAAGCACTAGATTACGAAGAGAACGAGCAATAGCAGTCTGATTTTTAATCGCAATGAGGTCATCATTTAAGGGATTAACCTTAAAAGACATACTAATATCTTTAAATGACCTACTTATGCGTTGGACAGGCACTATTATTAAGCAAATATATCTTTATTTAGCACCCTAATCTATCAGTTCATAGATTTCATTGTCTTCTATTTTTTCATAAAGGTCATTCGTTACCTTTTTGTCTCTTTTCTTAGGTACTATATCATCATTTGCTATCTCTCGTAGCATTTTCTGGTACTGTTGGTTAGGCAGATTGTCTAAGAAGTCGTGCATTTTCGTATTCCCACTAAAAAAGGGACTCATAAAGTCCCTTTTATTTATTTTCCTTGGCCTCGGTAGCGTTTCTTTGCTTTATTTCGAGAGGAAGCGGCATACTTACTGTGTTTACCTCTTCCCTGACGAGATTTTTTCGGTCTTGCTTCGATAATTTCGCCACCGAGAGCACTTCTCATTGCCATTTAGTTAACCTCCATAGTAAATCGAGACACGACGGTTAGATAACACGAGTTTTTTCGTGACCAACACGTATCCGAGGATCGCACCAGAT